ATTCTCAAACACCCAACTAGTCCTTACGTTTTTAAGCGCACTAAGCATTGGGCTAAAATGAAAGAGACAAAGACGGCAGACTTAAAGTGTATCGATTACGAGCCAGGGCAAGGCAAGTATGACGGCATGATTGGTTCTTTACTGTGTCAAGGCACCGTCGAAGGTCAGTTTGTTGAAGTGTCTGTGGGCAGCGGTATGACTGATGCAGACAGAGCAGCTGACTTCAGCGTGTACCGCAATAAGGTAATCGAAGTCAAGTACAATACAGTGATTCAAGACCGCTTGGGCTCAACACCTAGCCTGTTCTTGCCACGCTTTGTAGCCGTGCGGTTCGATAAATGAAAGAGTCTGCGCTGAACGCAAAAATTCAGGCCTACCTAAAATCACAGGGTTGCTATGTTATCAAGACGATAGCTACTAACAAAGCAGGTACGCCTGATATCTTAGCTTGTTATAAAGGACGATTCATTGGCATTGAAGGCAAGCTAGATTATAACAAGCCTAGTGCACTTCAATTAGCTCATATTGAAATGGTTAAAGCCGCAGGAGGATTAGCTACCACGGCTTATAACATCGATCAAGTAAAGAGCTTAATCATGGAGTGCGATAGTTAAACTCTAGCACTTCATCGCCTTCTGCTACGCCTGTATACCCTTTGACCCGGAGCTTCGAGAGAACTGCCGGGTCTCTTAATTGCTGCATACTGAAGGGTTCACCAGTAATCTGCTCAATCTGTTGCGGAGTAGCAAACCGAGTAGGTTCTACTTGCGTAGCCTTGACTTGCAAGCCTTGGCCATTAGCATACGCTTTAGCCTTAGCTTCGTCAGTAAAGTATAGCATGCCTTTACCTAAGCGTGTCTGCATCGCATCACGGGTTCTGCCTGGATTGAATACTTGGTAAGTAGTCACCTGTGGATACGTCTCTTTTTGTCCGCGCTTAGTGTACTCAATAGCTAGCTTAGACAAACTTTCTTTCAACGTCGGGTCATCAGGCAGTTCACGCAATAGTGTTTCAGTAGCTTTAGCGTTAGTTGGGTTGTCTAATACGTCAGCCACTTTATCCGCTAGCGCTTTCATACGACCTTCTTTTGTAGGTAGGTATTTAGAAAAGCTATTGAACATTTCACTCATAGCCTGCACGCGCAAGCGGCCTTCCACCGACGTAGCTAGATAGCTAGTAGGTTTAGGTACGTTGATGGCCCCAGAAGCTTCAGCCAGCGCTTTGTCGTTGCGAAACACACGAGCGAACTCTTGAGCCACTCGCTTCAATTCACGGTTTTCTTTAGTCGTGAACTCAAGTGTGTCTAGCTTTTCAACAAGTGCAGGGAAGTCTACAGCTTGATAGCTTTGTCCATCCCCAATAGTATGCTTACCTAACAAATGCTTCATAACTGCGCCTTCCGCATTCACTCGTGTCTGCATAGGCAGTTTACCTAATACTTCCATAAATGTACCGTCGATGCTGCCTGCTTTTTGCGCTACAGCACTAACTACTTGCTCAGCGCTGATACCAGGGCGATTCAGTGCTTTGTATAAAGCGTTCTTCTCAAGCCCTTTCATCTGCGCGTAGTCAACTTTAGACTTCGCAAACTCGTCAAGCCATTGCGTACCGTTAGGCATTACTTTAGCCGCTGCTTCAATTTCTCCATCAATGCTGTTAAGCACAGTGTTTACTCTATCTAGCTTGATATAGTTATTTGCGCCATTCTTGTACTTAAAGTCACTAATCGTCTTGCGCAAGTCAAGCAAGTCACTAAAGCTGCGAGGACCGCCTGTAGACGAGTTAGCACCGATAGCTTTTACTTTAGCCATCAACGTATCAAATTGTTGTAGTACCGCTGGATCGGTAATCCGCACATTTGCATCTTCAAGCATAGAATCAATCTTAAACTTGTCGATGTCAAAGTGGTAGCCTACTGAATCAGCTTGAGCGATACCAAATGATTTGATACCTTCGTAGCCATCGCGCACACTTTGTTGGTACTTAGCTAAGTCATCAGTGATAACCTTACCAACATTTTCAGGCGTGACTGTATCAACTGAGGCAGTAAAGTCCTTAGCGCGAGTGTCAATCTCTTTAGCGAAATTAAAGCCGCCTGATTTAGACAACTGCGATGCTTGTGGCACAATTGCTTCAGCACCTTTTTGTGTCTGAGCAATCGCATTGATTCGTTGCCGTGTTTGTGAGCCCTCTAGTGGCGTCTTAGACATGGCGTTCACTTGCTTAATGTAGTCATCAGCTTGTTGGTCTGTAACACCAGTGATATCTTTGAGTGCTCGATAAGCGCCTTGCACGTTAGCGTCTTCTAGGTAACGCTTAGTGACTTTAATTAGTTTGCCTATTGCAATAGGCGATTTAAACAAGCCTGCCGCCCCTGCGTCCATTATGGCATTAGTTAAACCAGCTTGCGCCGCAAGACGTACAGCTTTCTGTGCATCAAAGTCTTCATTCAACTTTGCGGCAGTAACTAAGTCGTCTGCAACGCTACCTGCAAATGTGCCTGCTGCGCCACCCACAATAGCTCCACCGATAACCGCGGCACCCTTAGCTAGAGGATGAGGGATTGGCGCAGCCATACCTAACTCTGCGCCTGAGATTGCGCCAGCAACGCCTCCAGTAATAGACAAAGCTTCCGCAGTTAAACCAGCAATAAAGCCAGACGTAGCAGGAACAAATTGCTTAGTCTTAGGGTCAAGCGCCGCAGCTACATTAGGCACTTCGCCTTCTTGCGCATCGCGTAAACCATTATCACCTTGTACCATAAGCTTAGCTTGATAGCCACGTTTAAGCAGACCTTCCACAAGTTTAGGCTGAATAGCAGAAGTGTACTCTTGCACTTCTTTTGCAGTCTTGTCATCCCATAGTGACATAATAGTCTTGCCTGTCGACCAATTGTCTCGATTAAGCTGTTCAAGTTGAGCAGTCAACTCAGGCAGTTCAAGAGTCTTAGCATTAGTTGAAGGCGCATAGCTAAAGTCTTGATCGAACAAGGCTTGGTCTTCAGGCGAAGTAAATTGAGCTTTAGCCTTGGTAAGCATTCCGCCAAACTCTTTATCTATCTCGTCTTGTGTCTTACCTTTATCGGCAAATGCTTGGTAAATTTCTTTGTTTGAATAGCCTGCAGTTCGCATCTGTTCTACCAGAGTAGACGGCGGTTGAGTAGGTACTTCTTTGAGTTTTTGAATGTCCGCTACCGCATTGTCAATGACGAATTGTGGTTGTTCTTTCTTGGCTAAACGCGCTGCTTCATTAGTAGCTTTTTTATCAATAAACTGATTGTACTCTTCAGTGGTCATGCGCTTGCTCGTGTAAGGATTGCCTTTCTCATCCGTCTTAATTTCGTCTTCTGAAGCAAACGCAGGCACGCTAAAACCGGCTGCAGGTAAGACTACCCGCAGATACTTATTACCTTTGGCATCAGTAACTTCTTCAGTCTTAGCCCCAATCTTAGTTGCTTGCCCTGCAATAGTTTTAGGCATGTCTGTCTCATACCTAGCTTGTACTTTAGGGCTACGCACCATGCTATTGTCTACCGGTTTAATTAAGAAGTCTACATTAGCTAATCCTTTTTCGCTAGCTTCTACAAACTGACGGTTAATAGCGTCTTTGTCCCAGTTTAGCTTGTAAGCGAAAGGCACGTCATTTACAGGCTCCGTCTTCTGTTGCAACGTGTTAACTAACTTTTGCAGCTCAGGAGACAGTTTTGTAGTGTCCCCCGTTTCAACCCAATCCGTCAATAACTTGTGCTGCTCAGCAGGTAATTCGTCTATACTTTCAAACTCTTCAAGCTCGTTGAAGTGGTTTTCTCGCGCTGTTTTATTCCATGTAGCAATAGGGCGTTTTAAGTTTTGCAGGTCTGACTGTATCTCATATACGCGACGCGTTTTGCTAGGAAGATCGTCCAGACCTCTGACGTGAAATACGCTAGGGTCGGCCCAGTGCCCGCCTATATCAACTACGCCTGTATTTAACAACTTAGGATTGTCGTAGAGGTGTGCAAAATACTGCAAAGACTTATCACTTGTATTTGCCCTCTTAACTAGCTCATCCTCCATATAGGTGAGCATATGGGTATTTCCGTCTCTAATTTGCTTCTGTATTATGAAAGGCAAACCAGCCATTGCAATATCTTTGTCTTCTTGCGATGCTCTACTGACTACCAAAGCTTTCCACTCTTTTTCTGCTTCTTCTGCTTCCTTTTGAGGTGAAATATCGCTATAAGCAAAGCGAGGGGTTACGGTTTTTGTATACCCTTCAGGTGCGGCTAGCTCTGCTTCTTTTACACCTTGATTACGTAACCACGCTTGCTGTTGTTCTATGGGAGCATTACGCACTTTAGCTGGCATCTTTGCTGTCACTTCAGCTAGCTTAGACACGATTGTGCCTACTCCAGCTTCAGCATCTTCTGACTGACTAGCTAATCCAAGGCCAAGTACACCTGCTGAGCTGTATAAGCCGGTTTGTTTCAACCAGTCACCAAGCTTAGCCTGGTCAGGCTTGCCATTTGCGTCGGTAGGCATAGTTTTTAGCCGGTCAAGAAAGCCTGTTCGTTCTATATTGTTACGCCCAACTGCATCAGCGTTATGAGGCAAGAACCGTTCTGCCTGCGCAATAATTTCATCCTTGGTTTTGCCTGCACGAATACCTCCGTGTAAAATACGGGTCATCGGTGCAGCAAACGCGTCTGGATTGCTGCTCATGCTAATGGGAGACTGATTGATAAACGCATCTCTGGGTGCTACTTGTTGTGTACGCTCAAGCTTGCCGCGTTCCAAATCAGCTAATTTACCTACGTTCTGCGGGTCTAGCATTAAGTTATCACCGAACTGCACTTTTTCTGCGGCAAACGTCTTAGGCACAGCACCAGGGAAGATTTGTACGTTATCACCTTCGCCACTTTGACGAATCATGTTGTAGCCCCGCTTCTTAGCTTCTGCTACAAAGTCTTCCTCTTCTAAGTCCTGCCAATCTCCGCTACGAGCACGAGCCTTCATGAAGTCAGGCGTGCTTTTATAGCCTTTGTTTTGCATAGCAGTGTCTGCTATACTAGCTAGTTCATCAGGGTTAGTCTTATAGTCGAGCAGTCGCGTAGTGTCAGGATAGTTAGCTGACGAATANAAGTTTGCTTCAGACACNCCAGGCGTGTCAGTGGGCTTAGCTTTACTGCCAGCATAGCTAAGCGCTTCTGTGATGTCATAGCTAGCGTGTGTAGCTGGATGACCTTTAGTGTGTCCATCAAATAAAGTAGCTTCAGTGGGCGCAGCGCCGTCATCCCCGCGGTAAATTGTATTATCTTTTGTCCATTGCTTTAGTGAATCACTATCTAGGTCCTTAAGTGCAACTTCAGCGCCGCCTTTTTCATCGATGAACATTTTACCGTCGCGTGAAACAACGTATTTACCAGCTTTAGTTTTCAGTCCATTTTTCAGTCCGATAGCTAATACAGATGCTATGCCCATTAGAAAGCCTCCTGATTGGTGTTATCTGGTAGTTTAAGCCCTTGGCTCATCGGTGCACCGTTAGCACTGTTTTCTTGATTACTAGCACCTTGCTGGCCTGCCGCAACACTCATAGCATACTCAGAACCACCTGGGGTTTTCTGAAGCATTGCGGCCGTGTCATCAAGGATTTGACTAATCTGCGGTGAGTACTTAGTCTTAGAGGACTTAGCACTAAGTGAGGCAGCAGTAAAGTAGCCACTTGGGTTTACACTAGCTAACAATTGACCGACTGGCCCATTGAGTAGTGTTTCAAGCATCAGCTGGTTCTTCTCGTCCTCATTGTTATAAGCGACAGACTGAATCTCAATATCTGTTGAGGCAAATGCGAACTCTGTGTCACCTTCTGGGATAGGCGCAATGATGTAGTTACCTTCATTATCTAGCATCGGCTTACCTGTGCTAGGGTCTAGTATTTCTTCATACATAGGTTCCATGATAGGTTGGCCTTGCTCATCCATCTGGCCAGACCACATTTCCATTGGCTTATTCAAGGTCAGGTAGTGGTCACCTGTAATGTCGTCAGCTACGCGAATAATCTGCTCCGCTACAAAATACTGCTTAATGAGTGCAGCCATGTCTTGGCCCATCAAGCGGTACAAAGATTCAATGCGGCTAGTTAGGTACTGAAGAGCCACAATGGTAGCGTTCTGTTGCAATACCACTTTACGGCCTGAGTCAGACGCCGCGGCCATACCTAGGAAGCTTTCATTGATGCTAAGCAAACGCTGAATGCGATCAAGCCCGCGGTCTACAATGATGTACTGGTCTTGCACTTCACTACTTAGCTGCTCAATACGAATACCAGCAAGATTCTTAACAGGAATGACTGCATTGACGCGGTTAAAAGCAGCGGTGAAGTTAGCTAAGTTAGCTACAGCGCCTTCTTCAACAAAAGCTTTTTGCGTATTAACTAATAGCTGGATTTTAAGCAGCGCTTGATTTATTGCCCGCTGAGTTTCGATGACTTCACGGAAAATACCATAGTACTCTACCTTATCACTTTTGTTAGTTAGCAAAGTGCGGTACGGAAATTGCACTCCTTGAGTACGGATTTCTTTTCTCGATAGCTCTACATCTGCGCTCCACATGATGGACCAGCGCTTGCCCTTCTCGTCTTCAATGCAGGTATGGATAACTAGATAGTTATCGTAGACTTTATATTTGCCTACTGCTTGAGCGTTATACATATCTGTATAATCAAAGCCTGACACATTAACGTGGTTGTCATACGCATCAAGCTTAGCTACTTTGCTTTCACCAAACATGCGGACCAGCTTTTCTTTAGCCACCCAACGAAAACGGTGAATCCACCGCGCGTCTGTATAATCATCGCGGATGCTCATAGGGTCACGAAGTACTTCAGCGTCTGGAACGTACTCTACACGCAGACGGTGAATAGGCCGCTTAAATTGGTCAATTTCGTTAGTCTTTTCTACATCAATGTAGACACACGCTATACCAGCGTTAATTAGTGAAAGCTTAAGATTGTTACTTTCACCCAAGAAATTATTTGCTCGCAGCTCTGCTTGAATTGCGCTAGTTAGTAAAGACGCCCGCTCGACATCATTTTGCTGAGTAGGAGTAGCTATAATCGAGTTGACTGTGGATGAGTAGTAACCAATAAGCATGCGCGCAAACATCTTAACGACGTTGAATGTCTCTGCAGGCTGACCGCGATTAGCTAATACAGCAAGTTGGTCTTCTGTATAGTGCCTGTTGTGATACTGGTCCCATACAAGAGCAGCCTCGTTACGGCTTTGCTCATACGCGTCAAAGGAAATTTTGAACGCATCTTGTAGAGTGTTAATTGAGATAGACATTACTGGCCTCCCATTAGTTTGTCAAGTGCGTCTGACGGAGATAGCCGAGGCTGAACTTGACCTGTAGGCTGAGCTTGACCTGACTTGCGCTGAATCCCCTTAAGCAAATCAATACGCTGTTGTAACGCATCCATAACAGTCAGTAGCTTTTGCTGGTCCATACCTACTCGGTATTGAGCTACTGCAGGGTGCATGTTCATAGCTACTGATTCAAGCTTAGACTGTACTTGAGTTAAGCCAGTTTGCAATTGCTGCAGTACAGGGCCCAGTTGTTGACGCTGAGAGCCGAAGGCAGAATTAAACGCTTGAATCTCACCTTCTGTCAACGTAGAACCATATAGCGCATTTCGGATTGAGTTACGATAAGCGTTATACGCTGAGGTAGCATCAATGCCTGATGGGTTATCAGATACATACTTTTTCACATCACTAACTAACGAGTCAATGATGCCTGTTTGGTCTGCAGTCAATTTGCCTGCTGGGTTGCCTAGTGAAATGAGTTCGCGAATATCGTCTAGTTTGTCCTTATCCGCGTTAGTTAGTTTGGTGTCTGTCAATTGCTCAAGTTTCAGAATTTCGCCAGCTGCTTTACGGCGTGCAGTAGGGTCTTTGCCAAAGTTAGTTGAGTAGAAACCTTGCTCACCGCCAAACATATCGTACAACGTGTTTACAGTAGCGGCAGACTCACGAGACTTGCCTGGGATATTACCTGTGACTTTCTCATCATGCAGTTCGATAAGCGCTGAGTCAGCAGACGTACCTTGACCAGTATTTACTCGATCACGTGCTTCAGCTACTGCTTGAGCGTTACGTGTATCTGCCGTGCCGCTAACCCCTGTGCTACCGTCCACCCAGCCCGCTGTGCCTTTACGGTCATACATATTAGCTTGTGCATTCTTAACGTCTACTTCAGCCTGCACTTTATCTAGCTTAAGTTTTTCCAATGCCGCAGTTGCCGCTTCTTTAGACTTGTACTGCGTAAAGCCTGTCATGCCCATAGCTAATTGCATGTCTGCAATCTGCTGCTTGCCATCTTTTGTGGTAATCTTTACAAAGCGCTTTTTGAAAGCCTCAGGGTTAATGTTTTGTAGTGCCTCAGGTGTAATTCCTTGCGCCCTGAGCATAGCTACATCAGATTGATTGTCCATGGACAGTTGGTCATAACGAGCCACGTTAGGGCTCATTTCTTGCATCAGTTGATTGCCACTATACAAGCGATTTAGGTGGTCCACATTGCCATCACTTAGATAGTTATCGAATGCATCAAAGGTGTCTCGCTTGAGCAGTTGACTACGTACTTGCTTCAATTCAAGGGCGTTATTGTCCACTTCCATCTGTGGAATGTTAGCTGCCTCTTTACGTTGCATAGACTGTAGGTGGCTATCCATAATCTGCTTGCGGTACTGGGCTTCACCACGTCGACGCTGGCGTTCAGTGTTAGCGTCCATTTCAGCATTAGCTATCTGACGGCCGCTTTGAAACATTTCAAATGCGTTAAGGTCTGCCATTTTTTACTTCCTCTATGCAAGCATTATATCTGTCTAACTGTCGTGTACCTACACCACTACAAATTCTATTGCCTGGTGTAGTGCAATCAAAACGCCACTTCTTCTTTGTGTTCGGGCTGTAACTAAAACCAGGATAGTAAGTAGTGCTGTACTTATACTTATACAGTAAGTAAGACTCACAGGCTTTCTTTGGTTCATTAGCATTGTAGTACTTAGCTATCCTAGATGAGCAGAATGTAGGCACTCCATACTGATAACTAAAGTCTAACGCAATGTCATACTCTTTCTGCGTCATCTCCGCAGTAGGCAAACACTGCTTAGCCTTGTCATCAGAAGTCATTAGATAACTAACTAAATACCGCTTTGCGTCATCTCGCTCAACTACATCGCCTAGCTGAACCTTAGTGCCATCAGGATAAACTGTGGTGCCATGGCCTACAGTAGGTACATCAGTCTTTACAGGTACACTAGCTATTCGCACATAGCCCTCATAGCTAACTACTGCGGCAATTAGCGCAGCAGATACTATAAGAGCTTTAGGCGATTTGCGGGTGTTCATCTAATTATAAAATCAATAACGTATGGTGTAGCAATAGCTATCACCGCCGCCCCAATGCTAATGATTGTTAGCGATTGCGATTGGAACTGCTCAAGCTTATCAATGCGGCGTTCTACTTCGATAGTCATAGACTCTACTTCAGAGACTTCTTTGCGAGTATTAGCTAAGACTTCTGTGTAGTTAGCTATGCGCTCTTCAACCCTAGCTAATGTTACGATAGCTATGCGCATCTGAGCAAGCTCAGTCTCTATTCGCGCATGGCTTGCTAGTAGCAGTTGTACTTGTTCAGGCGTCATTTGTTTGTCTCTTTATCAATTCGCTCATGCCATGTAATCAAGGCGTTAAGCTGTATATAGAGCTTGTCGTACTCTGAGAGCCAGGAGTTACACTGTTCAATAAAGGCTGATTCGGTAACTGTTGAAGCGGCTGAGGATGAACTAGTAGGTGCTTCGGCGGACTTGGGCACTTTACTGTTACTACCTCTTGCGGCAGTGTTGAGCACGCTGACAGTACCAGTAGTAAGGTTGCACTCACTATTAGTCTGCTGGTGCTTAGGGATTTGCTGTCTAAGCTTGTCAATGAGTTCAGCATCACGAGTACCTTTTGCTTGTAAGTCTGCTACATAAGCAGAAGAGATAGAGTCATCAATAGCAGCTTGCTTTTTCTGTTCTTCTAAAGTGTGGATTACCGCTTGCTTAATAGCTACTTCTTTAGCGAGTTCCGCTTTAACCTTAGCTTTCTCACACAAGTTATTGCTTAGCATAAAGCCGCTACCAACTAACAGGATAGTTAATGTGCCTGCGGCAATTACATTACTAATCATTGCCATACCCTGTGCCTGTGCCACCAGCGTTAGCGGTCGGTTGGTTATTCCAGTTCTGATATGCGTAGCCGCCGATCTGCAAGCCTGTGTTTAACAAGCGATTCGCAGTAGCACCCTGCTGTATAGCCAGCTGTGCGTTAATCCCGCCGCGATTGCGTGAACTAGTAGAAATAGCATTAGCTAAGTTAGAGCTTGCGCTAGATAGCATGCCAGTTTGTGTAGCGTGCGCGTTATTGCGAGCATCAGCGAGCACTCCAGCATTATTAGCTAGCGCATCGTAAAAACCTGAGTTAGCCTGTCCGCGTGACAAGTCGGCTTGTGCGTTGCCTTGTGCCCGGGCTAGTGCCTGCTGACCTTGTTGGTTACGTGCGTTCGCTGCATTGCTTGCCGCATTAGCTAGGTTAGCTGTGGCTGGGTTCATATAGTTTTGTGAATTAGCTAGGAAGCCTTGCTGTGCATTAGCTACTTGCATAGGTGCTTGTTGACGCAGAGTAGCTAAGTCATTAGCTAATCCATAGCGGCCTTGAGCCTGAATGGCGTCTTGTGCGGCTGAATTGACGCCGCGTTGAGCGAATGACTGTTGTACTTGCTTATCCGCTACATCAAAAGCTCGGCGTTGCTCAGCTACACCACTAGCGATTAATTGCTCAGGTGAAAGATTTTGGTAGAAGTCTGCCAAGTTGTCACGGATAGGGCCAAACACACTTTCCCATTGACTGTATTCACCGTTCATCAGGTTATACAGATTGTCAGCAATCTGCGTATTCTGCTGCGCGTACTTGTCTGCCTTGTCATAGCCAGCGTTTAATGAACGCTGCGCATCGTTAATGCCAGTTAGCGTGGCATCGCGGCTGCCATGTGCAGACTGACTAAGCTGGTAGCCTAGGGCGTCTGCTTCACCAAGCATTTGACCACCTGCTTCTCGCGCTAGCCGGCGCTGCTCTTCTACGTTCTGTTGTTGTGCAGCTAGCGCTCGATCTTCTGCGCTAGCCATTGTATTCGCGGCTTGACGACTAGCATTGCTAGAAATAAGCGCTCCACCGATAGCGCCTACTGAGCCGATAGCTACTGCTACGAAAGACATAGGGCCTCCTTAATTTCTGCGACTAACTTAGGGTCGTCGTCTTCTGTGTACTGGCTAACAATTTCTTTCTCATCTGTTAAGTCAGTGGGAATGACATTGGCAAACACTACATCAGTTAATGCCATAACTAATTTCTTATCTCCTGCTTTGGAGACAAACATTGCTGGAGCATGAAAAATTTGCGGAGGCATATCAGAGTCAGTAGTGACTAGGATACTTCCTTTAAGAAGCATATTGGTTGTAGCTAGCTTATGTCTGCGACCAATAGCCAGTGTTCCTGCGGGTAGCTCTACTGTACGAGTGTAGACACCATCAGCAAATGTGTGAGTCAATGGGCACTCTGCACTACCATGCACAGACGCGTAATGCTCTAACTGTAGCTGTAGTGTCAGCACAGTTTTTACTCGTTGTGTAGCTAGGTCTTGCATAGTATAGCAGTCCGCTCAATATAAAATGATTATACACTAAGTGAATTCAAAAGAACACACATTTTTAACTAGCTAAATAGGTTTAACTAGTTGTTTACTTTAACTAACTCATTCACTTTAGCCACTATCGCTTCAAGTGCTTGCTGAGTAGTCCATGCAGGGTCTAACTTAATAGGCGTAATATATTGAGTATTAGCTAATTGCTGTAAAAATAGGCGCACTTCTGGGTCAGTAACGCCTTTAGGCACTAATTTAACGGCCATTTTGTCGCTCCTCTACTACGTACTCAAGCTCATACACATCAGCAGTGCCTGTGAAGGTAAACTGAATGCCGTAAGCGAGCATTTCAACCTGTGGCACTGACACGTCATGAGAGGTATTGCCTGTTAAATCTATACTAGTTACCAGGCCTTGTGGGTCTAGACTGATGTCCATAACGACATCGCCATTACTCCGTAAGTACACATTGTTATAACTTTTGACAGCGCTATAGCGAGAGCCTGCCATTATACCTGTTGTGTACTTGTAGGGTACTTTAGTACCTTGAAACATCGGAGCAATGCGCTCACCACTACGGCAATAAAGTGTGTCTTTCCCATTGTACAATCCAGTGATAGGTAAGTCAAGATAGTAATAGCACTGTAGATTCAAGTTGTACACAAACACTTTACCATCAAAAGCTAGTGCGTAATATACGTTGTCCACTAGTGCACTATGAGAAGCAGAAATGTTTACTTTGCCTAGCTTACTATATGAGAGCAAATCGACTGACGCGCCAGAAGTAAAGCATAGCCCATCAGAGGATAAGAAGAGCACACCTTGGCCATACTTAGCTATGCTGCCATTAAGCGGACATCCTTGGTCATAGCTAATTACAACTCGTGTATAAGCGCTAACGTCACTACCCAGCACTACTTCAGTTGTGAACGCAGTAAATACAACAATACCGTTTGGCGTGCCGGCTAGGCCAGTGATATTTTTGCTAAACTGAATATAGTAAAAAGCAGGCCAGTAGTTAGGATTGCCTAAAGGCTCAGTAAAGTACAGTTTATTACCTACCGCAGCATAGAACACGCCAGTCTGCTCTACTAGGTACTTAAGTCCGATAGGTGGGGCATTGTTATTCAATGGCACAATATCGCCAATAACTAGTGTATCAGACACACCGTCTACTACTGTAGCAGTAGTGTTAGGCACTTCCATAACTAGTGACATAGTTAGCAGATTGCCGCCAATACGGTAAATACGGATAGCTGACACATTCGCTTCTGCTGAAGCTACTACGTCTACATTAGCTTTTTGATTAGCTAAAATGAGCTCTGCGCTTAGCTCCGATGGATTAGACTCAGTGCTGTCAAAGCCGCGATAGTATGTGTAACAGTACGTGTATGTACCTGTCTGTCCAGTAGCAGGTCCGACTGACACTACAGGCGCGGCTGTAGGCGGTGTAATGCCGCAGCGTAGCACTGTGTCTGAACCAGTGTGTTTGAATAGACCAAGTTCGTTAGTGTACACAAGCGTATTGTTATACTCTACCGCAGACGGCGCCGCTGCTGTTGTTGTAGGCAGTCCGCCGAGGATACTATCAGTAAATACTGAGGCGGCGGTACCACCGAAGATGCCATTAGTAAATACGGAGTTAGCTAATCCACCATAGTATGTGTCCAGCGTAGGAGGCGTTTGCTGCACTTGAGTGGAAATGTCTACCCAGTGATTTGAAAAGTAATAAGTATAAGGCGCAATGGTCTGCTCACCTGGACCAGGCGCTTTTACAGCTTTGAGTGTGCCAGATGCAATATCTACATTGACGCACTCTACAGCTTCAGAGTTAGCTAAAAGATTGGGTGACAGGAGTGTGTTAAGTCCTCCAACGAAGGCGCTTAGCATCATATTAAAGCACTCCTGCTCCAGCGATTACAGCTTCACTTGCACTGACAGCCCAGATGACGCATAGTCCACGAGACAAGAGCTGACGATTACCAGTGCTCGTACTGCCTGCCAACCGAAGCAATAGTCCTGTACCTTGCACAATGCTGATTGTAACATCACTATTGTTATAGATGTAGTACATTGCATTTACCACAAGCGTAGACGGTACCGTGACAGACACAAGAGCGCTCATAGCTTTACCAACTGTCAGCGTAGTCGCAGTGTATAAAGAGTCGACTTGTTTTTTAGGCATAGCTTGCAAGTCTGCACTAGCTAACCCATTAAGCACAAGTGCGCCTGTCATAGTGCCACCTGTTACTTGCACTACATCGGCTAGTGCTTTGCCTTCAAGCAGTGCAGCGTCAAGACCAGAGCCTGCTCCGTCCACTGTTTTTAACGCTGTTAGAAGTGCAGCGGGTGTAATTTCAGTAGGCAGTGCCGCGGCATAACTAAGGTTATTCCAAGACAGTGTACCAGTGCCAATTTTGAACTTGCCTGTAGAAAGCTCAATACCGACTTCACCAGCTAAAAGCACTGGGTCTGCTGAAGTCCAGCCTACAGTAGTGTCGCCACGAAGTTGAATCTGAAGAAGGGTAGTTGCCATTAGTATTGCCTCAAATGATTAAATAGACGTTGCCTGAAGCTACGCCATTGTAGACTTCATTTTTAGCTCCGATAGCTAGCACATTGCCAGTAGCACTTAAGGCTACAGCAGAACCGAAATACCCATTTGACTGTACACCATCAAAGTCTAGGCGCTGTACCCATACTCCTGCTGTTTTAGTGAAGACATAGACTGAGCCTGTATCAGCAACACTAGTGTCTTCAAGGATAGCAGAGGCGACAAAAGTATCACCTGCAGTAGTAATTGCATAGCCAAACTGCGCATTTGCCTGCGGAACAGCGACCCATAGTTTGTGTCTTTCGCTCTGGTGGATAGTCGTAACATGAACTGCACCAGTTTTAATTACCCCTTGCGGATTTGAACTGCCTGGTTCGCCAATGAACAGCGTAATACCATTAGCGTCTATAGCTAAGCTAAGCCCAAAGAAGCCGTCAGCAATTGGCACGTCAGAAGAATATGTAGTCTTTAATTGGGTGGTCATATCTGTAAAGAATACAAGCCCTGCGTTCGGTGCAGTAGTTCCTACTGTGACAAAAGGTAAACTTATAGCCAGCTTAGTGCCATCAGCATTAAGCGCTACTTGCCAGCCAAAGCCGCCATTTTCTATGATACTATACCCAAAAGTAATAGTCGTATATTCCGCTACATTATTCCAATCGTAGTAGGTCTGATTATAGACAAGGCTGTAACCGTAGACAGCTACATACCCTGACACTTTAGCGTCTACTTGGTGGCGTGGCGCTCCAATAGCTACTCGATTACCATCAGCACTTAAAGCCACTGAGTGACCAAAGCCTGCATTATATTGTGGATTCAGTGAGACAATTTTAGCTTGCTTAATCCACTCAGTGCCAGTCTTACGATAGATATAAACACAGCCAGCTAATGTAGAGCCGTTAACTGTAGCGCCAGGTGCACCAATAGCTAATGTGTTACCATCAGCACTAAGAGCAACAGAAAAGCCAAAGCGCTCGTCAATCACTGGAGCTACGTCTGCTAGCACTGCCTCTTCTGTCACTAGACTAGCATTGTATATATAAACTATACCTGCGGCAGTAACAGTACCAACCTTAGCATCTGGCGCGCTAACAGCAACAACAGTGCCTGTGGCAGAGATAGCTACAGACGTGCCAAACTTTGTATTAGCTGAATAGTTGCTGGCGTTCAGTTGGGCATAAGGTGTGCCATATAGCTGACGTATACTAGCTAGAGCAGTAAAAAGTTTCATTGCCGCACCTAAAAATTTACAAGTTGGATATTAGAAAGTGTGGCCGAAGCATTCGGAGCAATACCACTTTTCGTTGTCTCTATACAACCCCCGGCTGGAGTCGGCGCAATATACCCTGTAGCAATACCGCCAATTGCAACGACATAGGTAAGTGCGGTATCCCATCCAAGACCGGCAGAGC